TTTTAGATTTACCTCTTGCTTCTTGTCTTTGAGGTAATGTCATCCCTAAAACCATGTGGTTAGCGGCTGATTGTGGGTCATCCATCCAAGCTTGTTGGAGGTCATTCCATTCATCATTTTTACGACGGATAATCTCTTGATTAGCAGAGATACTCATGGCATCAGTAAAGTACTTAACACCTTGAGCAAGAGCATCTAATCTGTCGTCATGTTTAATGGCACCTTTTTCTCTACACATCCTGCTCATCTGGTAAAAGAGCATGTAGAGGAGTCTTGATTCAGGAGGAGCTTCAGGATTAGAACGGTAATCCCATTCAATAATCTTAGGGTCAATTACCAATCTATGTTGGTTCATGATTGGTTCAAGAGCATCAATGATCCGGTCTTCTTTACGGACTGTTGCTCGTACTTCTTCAATGTCTATGGATTGTTTGGTTTGGATGAGGTGTTTTTTAAACAGCTCTGCGACGATACCGTCTCCGAAGTTTGTTTCAATGATAAGTTTGGTAACATTGAAACGCTTACACCCACGAAGGATGTCAAGAAGTGTACTGTCGCTATAACCATCGCGGTACGCTCGTACTTGGTGAACGTAGAGAAATCCATTAAGTTGAGAAATATAAACAGCTGCTGTTTCGTCAGTACCTCGACCAGAGGGGTCTACAGAGCAGATGGTTTCTTGGTAGGGTGTCCATTCACCCTGGGTTTGCATGGGGGTGTAGAAGTAATCCCCAGGCAATCCTACAGCAGGCAGGTCTTTAAGAATGTTTCTTGGATCAGAACACCAGATAATGTTTTCTGGACCTTGGGTAGGATTAACAGGATAAACAATCAAGTCAGTAAATTTAAGAGGAAACTTCTCAGCATCAGACAAGCTGGTATCCAGCATGAACTGTAGCATGAAGTTGCTTCGACCCATTGCTGATTCACGTTCAAGCAGGTCGTTCTCTTTAAATCGGCTGTCTGTTGGTTTCCAGATCAGGTCTTTACCGTTGTCTAAATCTTCAACCAGTTGAGGGGCCAGAAGCCCATCATACATTTCCGTTTTGCGTGGGTATCTAGCAGGCCACACAAAGGGCTTGTAGTTACGCTCACGGAGTTTATTGTAGATGGTAAAGGTTGTTTGAGGAGTACCCAGGAACATGATCCTGCTGTCTTTTTTAGGAGTCAGGATGGATTCACATTCAGTAACAAGCTGCAGAAGCTTTTCTCTTTGCAGTTCTGTCATGGAGTTGTTAGGCACTTCCACGTCATCAAGAACCATCAGGTCAGCACGAGAACCCGTTAGCTGACCCGTAATGCCCACAGACTTAACAGAAGGAGCCTGGTGAGGTTTAGCAGGACCCACATCAAAGCTAACCCTAGACCAACGTTGATCATCTGACTTGGGTTTAAGGTGGGCCAGCCAATCAACCTCAAGAATCAATCGTTGACAAAAGATTGAAAAGGAATCAGCTCTATCCTTAGAAGCTGATACCACCATAATCTTTTTATCAGGATCATTAAACAATGTCCAAAGAACAAAGGCAGCTGTAATCCAACTCTTACCAACACCACGAAAGGCTTGGATCTGAAGACGCTTAGGACCATTCTGAAGATACTCAGCAATGCAAAGCTGGGCTCTTGTTGGGGGTGGAAGATTTAGGTGGGTCCAAACAGCTGTAAGAAAATACCTAAAGTCATTCTTTAGCTGAGTCTCGATTGTGTTTTGTGTAGTCATGGTAAATGCGGATTTCATCTAAGCCTTCTACTTCAGAGGGTTTAGATTCAATGGTGTAGGTAGGCAGCTCAAGAGCATCCATTTCTTTATGGTACTCTTCAATGGCCTTATCTACAGTTTCACGAGTAACGTATTCAATGTAAAGCGGTTCTAAATACAGGAGTATCCAAACTGCTATCCAACGGTAAGTTTTAGGAACTGCATAAGCAATTTCACGAAACCGCTCTAGAAGGAGCTGTGAGGGGTCGAAAACCTCATTCATGATAGGATGTACCTAAAAAGGATTAGAGGCACCTTGTAGGGGCTTGTAGGTGCCTCTGAGAGCGTTTCTATTTAATGTGCGAAAGGATGAGTTGCTCTCTATGTGGATTAGCCCCAAATGTTTTTCTCATCCATTGTAGCCAGTTATTTGATCCTTTGTCCTGATTACACTTACGGCAGCTTGGTACGAGGTTGCTTGTGAGATCCTCACCACCAAGGCAGCGAGGACGAACATGGTCAAGTGTAAGTTCATGTAATTCATAGGTTTCTCCACAATAAACGCATTGACAGTTGAAGTGTTCCTTGATGGCTCTTCTCCAGAGCCTCTTTGCTTCTGGACTTGTCATGGTTATTAGGTTTTGAAGGTAGTGTTCAGGACTTGGGAGCAAAGGAGTCATGACTCTCTATTTATGCATCAAAAGAAGAGCCATACATACCTTTGATTTTTTTCTTTTTAGCTTCTTTAATTTGAGGAGCAAAAAGTTTCATCTCAGGATCGTACTTAACAGGAGTACTAGTAGGTTGCTTAGCATCTTTAATGCTAGGCCACTTTTCATCTTTTTTCTGTGCCATACTATTTGATCTTTAATTTCCCTCTGTTTCTGGCTCTGTTTTTTGACGGGTCTTCCCGGACGAACGTGCCTTTGGTGGTTTGGGAGTAATCTTTTCCTCCTTTACCGTAATTGCCGTCTTCTCTTCGGGCTCGGTTGTGCTTGACTCGGTAGTCTTTGTTAATTTGGAGTTTGTTACGTTCCCGATTCTTTGCGTTTTTATTACGCCGAGAGGCTGCATTATCGCGGTAATTTTTCGCACTTTTAGATAGTTGGTTATATGGAAGTTTTTTAGGAGCCATTATCGGGTAACTGCTTTTTGAACGGCATCAAAATCAATGGTGGGCATTAGATTAGCCAGATTACTCAAGGCAGAATCATTGATAGCCACACCAGTGATATCATTTTTAGTAAGCCAATCAGCTGCTGCTTTAAGATCAGCAGTAGTAGCTTCACCTGATTTAATACGCTCTAAAAACTCTTGTGTAATAAGTTGGTGAAGTTCATTAAATTGATCTTCACTGGCGCGTTTTTTAGCCATGGCGCATTACAATTTGATCTAGTTTGTTTTCAATACGAACCATGTGATCTTCCATTTTTTGCAATGCTGCTGATAGTTCTTCACGCTGTACATACTTCTCAGCAATACGAAGTTCAACACGATCAATACGTTGATCAACTTCTAAAATGCGAGTGTGTAATTTAGCGTGAACAGCTATAATTCCAGTAAAGGCTGCAATAACGGCAGAGACGGCTGCTTCAATCATTTTGTTGCATGATACGAATCAATTTCTGTGCGTAAATTGGATCCGTAGCATAACCTTCTGCCTTTAGAAGATAAGCACAGTCCTCACGAGTGGAAGCGCGGTTAACACCTTTATACCCTTTATAGTCTTTATACCATTCAGTGACAAGGTGATTAACGCAATCAAACGGTGTTGCAAAATCTTTAAAGGATGCTTTAATGGTGACAGGACCATTACCGTAATCTTCCCAGGTAGTCTTAACTGTGCCTGGTCCTTTGATACCAAAGAAGTTGTTCTTACCGCTTAATGCGGTGCCATATGCAGACTCAAGTGCCCACTGGGCTGCCACAACCTCAGGAAACTTAGCTCCAGCTGCAGCTGCTGCTGCTTCAATACCCTCCCAGGTATTGCTGAATGCTTGTGTTGGGACTTTAGGTGGAGGCAATCTCCACAGCTGTACCCATTCCTGAGAATCAGAAAGACCCTCCTCACCCAAGAGTTTCTCAAGGGCTTGGAGGGCTTTAACCTGATTAGGCAGACCTTTGTAGTACTTGGCTACATCAGTCAGCCGGATAGTCATTTGAGGGTGTCTTTAATACGTTGGATCTGATCGTCCTCTTTACGCAGAGGCTTGAGTGCATTCACAGCACCGAGCAGAAGTTGGACAAGGCTATTCTCCTTGAGTTTGCTGGTACCAACAATTTCAGAACCAAGAAACAAACCAAGAAAGATCAGCGTTTCATACGAAAGTTTAAGGCCAAGGATGGTAATCATAGGAATTACAGGGTAATGGTATCTTCACCAGCAGCACCGAAAACGCCGCTAGCAGTTACAGCTGTACCAGAGGTAACAAAATCAATCACAGGAGTATCTGAGGAAGCCCCAGCAATGGAGGAGCCACCTTCCCAGTTATTGAACTCAGGACTGGTAACGTATTGAGCAAGCTGCTCAGTGGACTCTGTGAGGCTCAGGAAGGCTTCCTTATCGTTGCTCATGGACCGAATCAAGGAACGCCGTTCAAGGACGCTCTGAGGGGCAGCTAGGCCGGTCTCAGAGGCACGAGTGATGTACCAGTCGGTTTGAGAGAGGAGGGAGCCAGCGGTTTGCTTGACTTGAGCTGTCCACTGCTCCACAAGTTGGGCATGGTCCTTAGGAATGCCTGCATCCCAATAGAACCTCTGGTCGTAAGCCTGAACGGGGTCCGGGACTTCTACGATGCCAATCGCTTCACGCTCTTCAAGAGTGGACAAGCGGAGCCAGTTTGCCGGGAATTGACGGCCATCTTCAGTTGTAAAGGCACTATCTGGTGCCAAGGGTTTTTCATTTAAGATAAACATAGTTCTCCGTATTAGGC